TGTTTGCTTTGAAGCAGATGAGAAAGTATTTGGTGGTATTCCAAAGACCATCAAGGGAACAGATGACGGAACACCTTATGTTCTCAAGTACACACCATCTCGTGACATCAAGGGTGAGTACAACGTAGATGTACGTTACGGAATTATGTCTGGTATGGACCCTAACCGTGCCATTATTGCTTTACTACAAATGCGTTCAGACAAGCTCGTATCTCGTGACTATGTACGTCGTGAGATTCCAATGGACTTAAATGTTACGCAGGAGGAACAACGTGTTGATATCGAAGAAATGCGCGATTCTCTGCGGGTGGCTGTTGCTCAGTATGCTCAAGCAATTCCAGCCCTTGCAGCGCAAGGCCAAGACCCTAGTGAGATTATCTCACGTATCGCATCTGTTATCCAAGGTCGTCAAAAGGGACAGTCATTAGAATCAGTTATTGAAAAAGCATTTACACCAGAACCACCTCCAGCCCAGCAGATGCCACCTATGGCACCAGGTATGGAGCAACAGCTTCCAGCAGCAGGTGCGGCCCCCGCTCCTGCCTCGCAGCAACCTCCACAAGAACAAGCTGGTCAGGCCCCTGCTGCTGGTCAAAAACCCGATATAGCCCAACTACTAGCTGGTATCACCGGCGCAGCATAATCAGAGGAGGTGTAATATGAACAAAGGATCACGTGCAGCAGCTCCAATGGCTAAGCCAAAGGAAGGCAAGATGGACAACTCCAAGCCAGCAGGCGGCAAAGTAATGCCATCAATGATGCCAGCAGGACGCAAGGGAAACAAAGTCAAAAAGGGATAATAACTTTTTAATGGAAGGTGTACTGAGCGATGAAAGATAATGACTACGTTCCTCGCCCAGTGCGCTTTCTTGATTTAGTTGTAGTAGGCGTAGGCTTTCTACACAACATTGCATCATCTGTTGAAACACTAACAGGTGAACTAATGGAGTTAGCAATTTATCATTCAAATCATCTTACTCAAACCAATAGGGCTTGGGAAGATATGACAGCAGATTTAGAAAAATTAGAGGAGGACAAACAGTGAGTATGATGAATCCACTGGCTGGACCAGCAGGCCCAGGTAAGTTCTCTACACGTACCGATAATTTACAAATGGGATCTACCGCATACGGTGAAGGCGTTGAGACGCAGGCTATTAAGTCAGGTGCTCCGCTTTCTACAACTCCAGATACACGTCCTGCTCGCGCAGGCGATGTGCGTGAAGCAGCCACACAAGGACCAGTAACAGAATTATATGCACCCACTACACGCCCAGGCGAGCCTATTACTGCAGGTATTGATCGTGGTGCAGGCCCTGGCTCTAGTGCATTGATGATGCAAAAGTCAGTAACAAAGACTTCAGATACGTTAGCAAAAATGTTGCCATATGACACAGATGGCTCTATTGCTATCTTGTATCAGCAGGCCGTTGCGCGAGGTGACTAGTTGTCTTATCTAAACGCGGCTTCTAGTGCTGCAGGTTTAACGCCTGCAGAAAAGAAGGCAATGGAAGCGTTAAGTAAAACGCTAACTGTCCATCGTGAACTTTCAAACTTACCGCAAAAGACTGCACAACAGGCTTATGCTTCAAAGTCGCCTGAACAACAAGCAGCTCTTAAGCGTGTAGCAGGAGAAGAAGACCCTGTTGCTAAGCCACAACGTGGATGGTTGGGTACTGCTTGGCACTATACAGGTGGAAAATTACTAGCAGGACTTACTGAAGTATCAGACCTTACAACTCGTGCATATCGTGCAGCAGTTATTCCTATTGCAGAACGTGGCGAACTAGGGTTCGCTTGGACTGAAGCAAATGATAAAGGCGATAAGGTATTTAACCCAGGTCGCATTGAAAATGCTCGTACGAAATTTGGTACAGACCGTGTTAATGTTGCAATGCGAGTTGCATCTGGCGAGAAGTTAAGTCAGATTGCTTCATCTGGTACAGATTCAGAGCGACAGATTGCAGCACTTGCTGCACAAAACAAAGATGATTTATTTCAGGATGCACTAGATGCAGCACAAGCTGCTAAGTACTCACCTGGTCGCCAAATTGCAAACCTTGTTACACCTGCACAGGTTGAAGGTTCAGGCTTTTTCTATCGTGCAGTATCAGGTACATTTGATGCGGCATACCGCATCCTTGCAGACCCACTACTTGTCGCTGGTAAAGCAAAGCGTCTAATAGACATATCTCGTTATTCAGTTGATGTTGTTGTCGGTGGAGATAAAGTAGCTGAAGTATTTGCACGTCCACAAGTACAAAACTTTTGGAACTCATATGGCGCAGACCTTGCAGCCTACAAGAAGGCTATTGATTCTGGTGCTACAAAGGAAGCAGTTGCTATCAAGCAACGTCTTACGAGACTTGCTCCTGAGTTTGGTGATCCAGTAATTAAATCTTTTATTAACTCAGCAGATGATGCTGTGCCTATTACAGATGCTCTCAGTGCTAAGGCTTTCTTTGAGAATGCTAAGCAACTAGAAGAGATGATGAAGGGCCAGATTGGTCGCAAGCGTGTGATGATTCCACGCTTAGATGCAGCTCGCAAAGCACGCATCCTTTCTGTTACTACTGTTAATAAAGTTATTAACCTAGATAAAATTGGTCCTAGATTTGTTGATGACCTTTACTTCGGTGGAGCAGCTACTGATGACGGTATTGCAAAGGCAGTAATTGACGGTCAAGAAACTATTGTTAATACAGTCAAGGCTAACCGTAATGCTAAAGGAACAGCACGCTTTTCTATGGCGCAGGTTCAGTATCGCATTGACCGTTTCAAGGCCAAGTTTACACAAGTACCTATGTTTCAAGATGACCTATTTGATGTCACCTCTAAAGATGGTGCAGCATTAGTTTACCGATATTCACGTTTGGTTCTTCCAAAGAATGAATCTAAGTTAATTGCCCAAGCATTTGATAATGCTGAAGTAGGACGTAAGAAGGAAATCTTTTACGGTTTACAATCAACTATTGCTGACATTCGCGGGTTGAATGTAACCAAAGAAGGCAAAGTAATTGCAGACCAGTTGAAGGCTACGCCTAAGCGTGAGTTTGCTGTAACAGATCCTCGTACTGGATACAATCCAGCAGCTCTACCAGATGGTGAGCAAGTAGGTTTGATTTTGTCTGACCTATCAGATTATGTATCTACGCTTAGTGTTCGTGATATTGACCGAGCAGCAAGCCGTTCAGGACTTATTCAACAGATTGCCGGACTTGCACACTCTAATTGGGTGGAGAAGATGACCACAGGTTGGTCATTCTTAACCCTTGCTGGTCCACGTTATGCTATTCGTAACGCAACAGAAGATTTAATGGTCCACCTTGCAATTGGTGAGTCACCATTTGGTTTAGTAAAGGCACGTGCTCTATCAACTCGTTTGCGTACAGCACGCCAAGTAGAAGAAGGTCTAACTAAGTTAGGCAAATCAGCACAAGATCCACTAGGTGGAGTAATTCGTTTTGTTAATGGTAAAGAAGCCAAGCACTATTCACAGGCTATTGTGGCAGCACAAGGCGATGTAGTTAAGATTCGCCAGATTACTGCACAGGCTTTGAACGAAGGTAAACTTGCACGTTTCTATGACCAAACAGGTTTAGGTAAATTTACCGTTGATGACCGCAAGTATCTACAAGAGCAGATTCTTTTTGGTGACCTAGACAATGCCCTTATGGATGTTGTTGAAGGTGGCAAGAACGCATTTACTGGAGCTGATACATTTACACGCACACTTAACTTTGCTCGTAAAAACAATGTTCGTACAAGTGAATTAGGTTACAACCTACCAAAAGGCAAGTTTGCACGTGCTAAAGGTGCTAAGGCTTATACCAGTATGGCGCCTCTTGCTAATGAAGCGAACCAAGTTGCTTGGGCAATGCGTATTGGATACTACTCAAACGACAGACTAGGCCGTATTGCAGTAGCAAACCTTGGCGACGAAGCAATTGATGCAGAGGTTGCAATTGGCAAGATTGCTAATTGGCTTAATGACCCAGCAAACGCTAAGCAGGTTGCAGCATTCCGTATGGAAGAGCGTGGTATCAGCACAGAAGAACACGCAAAGCGTATTTATGAAGCAGCAAAGCAACTATTTGTTAAGAAGGACGGCAAACTTAATAGAGACTTACTCGCTAAGGTTCGTTCTTGGGATGATGAACTAGGTGAGTATCGTATTACCGGTAAGTTAGGTCTTGATGATCTACCTAAAAACATTGATGATGTACCAGATTACATTGTTGGACCACAGTTAGTACCAGTAACAGATACTGGTAACTACACTACATCTATGATGGAGTGGGGTTGGGACTGGTTAGGTGAGGCTAACGCCCGTCTATCACGTGAACCTATGGTTCTATCTGAGATGATTAAGCTCCGTAAGGAGTTTGACAAGTCTGGATTTGAAAAGGCTTTCATTGCTTCATATCAAAAGGGTATTACAGACCCAACAGCACTTGCTAAAGCAGAGTTTAATGCACGTACAAAGCTAGCAGAAATTGTAGAAGACCGAGCACGCTTGCAGACATTGGCTTATGTTGATAACCCTGCAATACAAAGCCAGATGGCTTTCTCAATTCGTAACTTTGCACGCTTCTATCGTGCTACTGAAGACTTCTATCGTCGTATGTACCGCGTTGTGCGCTACAACCCAGAGGCTATTGTTAAGGCAAGCCTTACTTATGAGGGTGTAACCCACTCAGGTTGGGTACAAAATGACGATCAGGGCGAGCCATACTTCATCTATCCTGGTACACAGTATGTTTACAAGGCAGTTCAAGCTGCAATGCAGGCGTTAGGCGTACCAGCAGAGTTTAAGACACCATTCCCAGTAGAGTTCGGCGCTAAGTTAAAGATGATTACACCATCTTTGAACCCAGAGTCAGCAGTTCCTACACTTGCAGGACCACTATCTGGTTTCTCAATCAAGGTTGCTACAAACCTTGTAGGTATCTTTAACCCAGGTGCAGCAGATACCATCACAACAACACTTTTAGGCAAGTATGCAGAAGACCAACCAATGGTTTCAGCGTTCTTACCAGCACACGTTAATCGTATCTATTCAGCAATGAACACAGATGAGCGTGATGGTCAGTACGCATCAGCTATGCGTAAGGCTATGACATATCTTGAAGCAGGTGGACACGGACTTGTACAAAGATACGAGACAGTTGATGGACAGGAAGTACCAATTCCATTTAGCGCAGCTGAACTAGAGGATTACCGCATCCGTCTAAAGAACACCACACTAGGTATCCTAGGTATGCGTGTTGTTTATGGCTTTACTGCACCTGCTACAGCGCAGGTTCAACTTAAGTCTGAGATGGCTGACTGGGTACGCGACAATGGTGAATCATCATTCAAGCAGACTTGGTACGGATTACTAGAAAAGTCTGGTGATTACGACACAGCAATGACTGAGTGGGTAAAGCGTTATCCAGATCAGATGCCATTTACAGTCTCTGAATCAGACCGTTCGACAGTTGCGTACTTCCGTTATGCACAAGAATCTGGTGACTTTGTTGACAGTAACGAATCATTATTTAAGCAATATCCACAAGGTGCAGCATTCCTTATTCCTCACAAGGCTGGATACTCTTGGGATGCTTACAAAACTATGACTGATATGGGTCTTCGTACCAATAAGACAGTCGCTGACTTTATGCGTGAGGTACAGACTGCAGCAGATATGCAGACTTATTACGAGAAGAAGAACACATACGAAGAAGGTCTTAAATCTGTAGGTACAGACTTTGAGCGTTCACAACTTCGTGCAGAGTTTCAGAATTGGGCAACAGTATTCAAGGCTGGTCGTCCGTTAGTTCAAGAAGAACTATCACAGGGTGGCAAGAAGGCTATTGAGCGTATAAAGGCACTTAACGACTTGCAAAAGATGCTAGACGAAAAGGCTGCATACAAGGCAGCGCCTGAAACAACTAGGAAGTTACGTCAGATGATGGACCTTTACAATTCATACAAAGCAACTAAGGACCAGTTTGAAGGTATTGGCGGTAGCCAGTTCCTTATCAATATGAATAAGGAAGAAACTATTATTAAAATGCGTCAACTTTCAGAGTTTAATGAGAACACACAGAGTGCATATAACGTGCTCTTTGGTAGATTGTTAGGAGACTAAATTGCCAGTAGGTTCAAGTAGCAGTGTAGCGAAGATCGTTCCACGCACACCCGAAGAAAAGCAATCTAACACTACCTCTGATTACACAGAGTTCTTATCTGTTGTTGCTAAAAGTCCAGCGTTAATTACTGGTTACTCCAAGCTACTTAAGTCAGCCGGATACTATAAGGGTAAGATTACCGATAAGTATACACCTGCTTTACAGAAAGCATTTACTGCTGCAGAAGAAGCACGTCTATCTATTAGTGCTGTACGTCCTATGAGCCGTGATGCTTTCCTAGAGGAAACAATTTCACTCGGTGGAACAGGTGGCGATAGCGGTCCAACTACAGTTACTAGCGTAACTAAGTATAAGCCAGAGGCTGCACAACAATTAGTTAATGAAATTATCCAAGATACTTTGGGTCGCAAAGCTACTGCTGCTGAAATTAAAAAGTATTCAGCAATGCTTAAGGCTGTTGAAGGCAAAGCAGCAAGCACGACAACTTATGGCAAGGGCGCCAAGCAGACACAGACAACTATGGCTGGTCTAAACGAAAAACAGTATCTAGTAGATCAGATATCAGGCACAGATGAAGGCAAGGCTAACAAAGTCCTTGGTTTTTATGAGACATTTATGAACGCAT